ATGAAACCCGTAAAACAACAAGACCAAAGCAACCTGAAGTGGGTTGCTGACTTCATCTGGAATATCGCTGACGACCGCCTGCGTGACGTCTACGTGCGCGGCAAGTACCGTGACGTGATCCTTCCCTTCACCGTACTGAGGCGGCTTGATGCCGTGCTGGAATCGACCAAGCAAGCGGTATTGGAGCGTAAAAAATTCCTCGACACGCACAGCGTGGCCGAGCAGGACGGCGCACTGCGTATGGCATCTGGGCAGGCGTTCTACAACACGTCCGAGTTCAAGCGTTGTCGCGACCGCTTTCATGGCGTACTCAAATAAATCCAGCAGGTTCGCCTGCAAGGTTTCGTCGATGCTGCGGCAGGACACGTCGTCGATGACTGCCTTTTTGAATTGATTGCTCATTTCTTGTGCTCCGAATTGGCGTGGATGACATGAACGCACTGTTCGGCGGTAAAGCCAAGCTCTTCCGCGCAATTCGGGATCAGGCGTTGCGAAGCAGCCAGGCGGCCTCAGCCTCCCGCCGTGTGACGAGTCCCGGCAGCACTTTCCCGCCGCCATAGACCCACCGGCGCAGTTCCTGCCCGGCCGAAACCCAGTCGCGCTGACTGATTCGCCGTCGTAGCGTCGACGTCTGCAGCCGCCCCGCCCCAAGGTTGAATGTGAAATCCACGATTGCAGCAAGCCGTCCCTCGGGTTCGGTAATGAGCACTGGGCAGTAGCGCAGAGCAGCATTAAGCGCAACCATCAAATCCTGGGCCAGCAAAGCCTCTCCCTCCTTTTCCGTGATCGGTGGGTGTGCTGGATCGCAAAGATGCCCGTAACCGATGGTCCAAAAGCCAGCCGGGCAAATATAGGGGCTTGCTCTACCAGGATCAGCCTTTGGCACGCGCTCGAATCCCTCAAATTGCTTGGCCAATTGAACCGCTGCCTGAGGCACCGCGATCATGGCCGCACGCGATCGAAAACCCGACCGAGGAACCAGAAGTTTAGTACACCAGCCCAAAGCGCCTGGTCGGCCTCTGTCCAGGCGTGCAGGACTCCTGTACCCCAATCAGCACCTGCTGACACGGCGGCCGCGAATGCAGCCGTCTTGGCCGCGCAATAAAGGGCCATAAACCAGTAAGTGATCACCGGACGCACGCTGCTGGACAGTCCATCAACCCACTTGATCCCCGAAAGGTGGCCTTGCGATACCACGGCCGCTTTCAAGGCTTCAATCGCACCTGAGTTCCATGCTGCATCGGCACTGGCGCCAATTTCGGCCATGCGCTGAGCTCCGCGCAATTTTTCGAATTCCAGCGCCTTGTCCTGCATTGCCAATTCATGACTGCGCTCTCCCTGGCGATCGAACCACTTGAGGATCTCTGGCGCCAGTCGAAAGGCCCCACCCAGGAGGCCACCGAGCAAGGTCTCGATCATTGCGGGCCTCCCATCAGTTTGAGCTTGATGGCAGCTCCCACCAGCAGGCTGGCCAAGATTCCGGTGGTCGCAACCTTGATCGCGGTCTGCCAGGCCGTGTGGCGCGCGTCACGCCATGCCTCTAACAAGTCGCGCAGTTCGCGGATGTCTCGGGCAGCGTGGCCGTTTTCAAGGCCTAGGTGGGCAAGGCAACGCTCAGCGCCTCGTTCGGCAGCGCGCGTCAACAGTTCATCGAGATCCTCCTGGCGCATGCTGAGCACCGAAGGCTGCTGGTTTTCATCAATCATATTGATCTCCAAAAAAATAGCCCGCACTGGCAAAGCCAGGCGGGCCAAACGGAAAGGTTCCTCTTATGCGGCGACAACTCGGATAGGAAATCGTTTCGCAGAGGGGCTGACGGCATTCCCCTGATCCGAGCGCAGAAATCCGAAAATGTCCTTTCGATCATCGCGCTGGGGACCGTCGATATAGATCGGTACCAAGCCAGTCAAGAACTCGAAGCCAGCGGCGAAGATCGGTACAGCGTCAGAGAAGGCGTTTTCGCAGGACCGGTCCCACAGGGGGCCTTCCAGGAACATGCAGGAGCCTTGGCAAATCTGCAACATCGGGCAGTTCGGGCAGTCCCCCCTCTTACTCCAATGCGTGGCAGTGTCGAGCTTGACAGCGGTCAGGTCGGATACATGTCCAATGCGGTGAGCCTGGCCATTGGGAGCGGTGCTGGCTGCACTCACGTTCTGGCAGGTCAGGACGTTGCCGCGCAGGTCGACTGCGATGCTGTCGGACTTGTCCATGCCGCACTTCTGGCCCAGGCTGGAAGCAGGACGACGACTACGGATGGAATTGACGAAGCTGGCCGTCTTGCTACTCACGGCCTGGACGTTAGCGGCCTGGCCAGTACGGATTTCGTGGAAGGCAAGATTGCGGTAGGCGTGCAGCTCATCTGGCTGAAGCGAGTGAGCAATGCCATCCTCGTCATAGGCATCAACAAAGCTACCCTCGCCGATGGGGACCATGTGGTCGCCAGTCAGCTCGATAAAAAAGCGCTGGATAGCTGCGCGCGATACGTTCTCGCGATTGACCATCGCATTGAAGCTGATGCGCCGTTGCGGGGCCAGACGGGTGTAAAGCGCCATGATGGCGGCGCGCTGCTGCGAATCCTTCAGGGGGTCGGGGCCGCGCACATGCTGGCCTGGGCCATCGTGCGAGATTCCGACATTGAAGCCCATGCGATCAAGCCATTCGTTGATGTCATCGCTCAGCAGCGAGCCGTTGGTGATGACCGACAGATCTGCTTTGGGGAACTTGGCCTTGATGGCCTCGGCCAGGGAGCGCATGGTCTTGATGTAGACCAGAGGCTCGCCACCCCAGAATTCAACCTTCTCGGGCGGGCTCGTCACCCAGGCGTCGAGGCCATCGATGAAGGCCTGCACATCGCCCGGGTTGGTTTCGACCGCGCGCGGCACGAAGCGCTGAGAGCAGTATTCGCACTCGTAGTTGCAAGACAGGCCCAGGCTGATCTTGAGGGTGCGGGGGCTGGACTTGCCCAGTGGTGTCTGCTTGGAGACTGCTGGAGCCTCTACGCGTTTAGCGACTTCGACCGCATGAACCACTGGCTCACCAGATTCGCGGGTCAACTCGCTGGTTGCGTTGTCGTAGTGGAAATGGGTGCGTTGGCCATTTTCAGGATTAATGGCAGTAAGGATGAATTTGGCCATCATTAGGCTCCGTCGCGTGCAGCGAAGTAATCGGCCTGCGCCTGGCGCAGCGCCATCTTGAAAGACATCACGCTGGCGACGGTATGCTCGTCGCTCTTGCCTGCGTTTGCGCTGGCATCGGTGATGATGTGCTTGAGGTGGTCGACAAGGGCAATGCCCTCGTGGCCTGGCACCAGGTTGGCCAGTTGGATGACCAGGGAGCTGAGCAAGTCGACCTGCTTTTCCAGGGCGGCGAGGCTGTCGAGCGGGTTGAGCTTGCGCAGCAGCGCGATCTTGGCCAGGTTGCGAACCCCCAGCCTTTCGCTGTCGGGGAAGATACCTGGCAGAACATCACGAGGCTTGCCCGGCTGCACGATGTCGAAGGGGCACTGAGCCGCCATGGCCTTGGTAATGCATAGACAGGCCTCTTCGGTGGTTTCGCCGAAGTAAAACCAGCCGAGGCCATCTGTCAGGCCGTGTTGAGCCAGGATCGTCAGGCCATCGCGGCTGTCTACATATTCGCGCTGAGACACGATTCCGATGACTTCGCTCTGATACTGCTTGCCATACATCAGGAACTGCAGCTCGCCCTGCTTAAAAAGTTGTACGTCAATGTTGATGGATGCGCCAGCAAATGAGACGGTGTAGCCTTCAGCAGTTTGATCTACACGCACAGCCTTTTCTTCATCGACGCTGGCATTGAAGGTAACGAGCTTCATGCAGCCTCCGCAAGCATTTCAAAGTGAAGTTCCACGCCAGGGCGCTCGCCGTTGTACGGGAACACAAAGTGCGGCATGTGAGAAGGGAAAACGAAGGCATCACCAGGCGATGGCATTTCCATGTGGTTGATATTGCCAAACACCCCTGTTGCGCGGCCACCAAACAAGAGATGCGGGTTATGCAGGCAGAACATGCCCGAGTAGTCGCGCCTGGATGGGTCGGGCTTTGCGGGGAAGTCCAGCCACAGCACGCAAGAAATATCAGCGTGCGGCTCAGTATGGAATGGCAGATGCTGGCCGTAGCGAAAAATGGATTCGCGTCCCACCATGTTGCTGACGTTGCACTTGAACTCGTCCTCGATGCTGCGGCGCAAGCGTCGGAAGATGGGCTTGAAGAACTCCGGGAACATGAAGTCCAGGCTGTCACGGTAAGTTCGGGAGTACGGGACCTGATGGTCATTCAGGCGCTCGTTAGCCTTGGTTGCAAGCTCAGTCGCCAGCTCCACCTCGGCGGGACTCAAAAGCCCCTGGATGCGAAGAACCGGAGCCGGGAAGATGTTGTTCAAAGAGTTCATGGTTTATCCTGGATCAGCAATAGCAATCGCAATTGCAGTTGCAGTTGCAATTGAAGTTGTATTGGGTTCTTCGGACAGCAATCTGGCTGCCGTTGTCCACCAGTTCATCTCGGACAAAAGATGCGCTACCGCAGTTCGAAACCACAGAAGTCGCGTTGTTGCCTACTGGGCTGCAATTGCCCGTGTTACCCGGGCAGTTGCCGATGAAACAGTTGGCGATAGTGCTGAAGAAGTAGTCGTGTAGCCATCCGTAATTGGCTGTCCACATCTGACCACTGTTGTTCATGTACATGTCCCAGTTGCCATCGGATTTCAAAAATCCCATGAGTCCCTGGTTGTGATGTAGGTAGCGAGTCCCCCAGTCCTGATCGACCATGTCCAGATAGTTGGCCGTTCCTGCAATTTGCAGCCTGGGCGCCGTGAGGGTGCCAGTCATGGTGTCGCCAGACTTGGCCACACGGCTCGAAAGATCAATAGGCACACTGGAATTGCCATTGGCATCCGGACCGTACCCGTTGACCGATCGCACAAAGGCTGTCGAGTCATAGCCATCGAGCTTGTCAGCATCGGCAGCCTTGGCCGTGATGCCCAGGTAGGCGGCATTGTGGTTATGGCCCAGCGCGGCATATGCCGCGTCATGGTTGTGACCCGCCAAAGCGAACCCAGTGGAATCAATGCCATCGAGCAGGTCCGCATTGGCCACCTTGCCAACTGTGGCGGAGAGGTCAATGACCATCTTCCACGAAGCTGGGCTAACCACCGTGAGGATGTAGAGCTTTTGCTCGTCTGTCCTGAAGCAAGGCATGCCAAGTTGCAAGTTGACCGTCGGGAAAGACGTTCCGCTTGAGAGCGAGAGCGCTGTCTTGTCGTTGTTCAGGATCTGAGACAACGAATCCGACAGCGTCGTTGACGATGGAATTTCGGTGTAGTTTTGCATTTAATACCCTTGTGCAACCCAAGAAATGGCCCCTGTGACCCGGGTGCCGGAGGTGTTTTCAAGAACTGCGGTGAAACCTGTGGTGGATACCGTGCCCAGGATTCGGGGGACGGCCACAGTGGTGCCCCCCTTGAAGGTGAGCGTGACCTCTGGCGAGACACGAAACTGCCGGGAAAAGACAACCGTCACGCCATTGGCCGCATTGCTCACCTGGGCAGTGCCACGGTCAAAGACATCGGGCACATCCACCGTGACGCGCAGACCATCGATGTAGCCCCGATCAGCATTGCTGGAGGTCAAAATCGCCCTGAACAGCGCCCGCTGGTAGGTGTAGTCGCCCTGAATGAAGTCCCGGAAATTGGTGTACCCCGGAGGATGGCCAGACTCCAGGATGTCAATGAAGTCCTGCTCGGTGATCTCTGTGCTTGCAACGATCATGTCGCTGATGACACCGTTTGCTCGCCTTCTGTATTGCTCAGCAAGGCTCAAGGCCTCGGCCAGCTTCAAGGTCTGCGCACGACGCAGCGACTCCCCAATCGCAAACCCTTCGCTGATCGCTTTTCGATAGGCTACGGTCCGTCCAAAAAACTCAGCGAACACAAACGTCTCGGAGATCCGTTTGACCTGCGACCTGGACAGCGACTCAGTGAACCTGAAAGTCTCTGCCTGTGGCTTGGTGAGCGCCTTTGATGGTGTCTCGACAAAGCTGAAGCTTTCGCCCACGCGCAAGATGAATGCAATGAGGTCGGTGTAGGTCTCAGCCAGCGCCAGCGTCTCGAACTTTCGCAATGCAATCTGTCGCGCCAACCCCTCGGCCACCTGAAACACCTCGAACACCCGCTTGGTGTTGGAAAGCCCGTTCTTTTCAGCCAACGCAAAGGACTCAACAAACCTCAGAACAAAAGCAATGAGGTCCGTGTAGGTCTCGGCAAAACTCATGACCTCGAACTTGTTCAGTACCAGCCCTTTGCCTTGCTTCTCAGCAAAGGCAATGGTTTCGGAGCTTCGCTTGATTCCCAGCTTCTGGATCAACTCCGTGAAACTGATGTCCGTGGCCACGCTCAGGCTGTAGACCGCCGGATAGGCACTCGTCCAGTTCTTACCGGCTGTGGCGCTGCTCCATGCAAACTTGCCAGAGGTCCAGGTGTAATTGGCCCCCGGCGAGCTTGAGACGTTGACGGTCTCGGCCATTTCAATCGCCCAATCAGCTCATCGTGAAGGTGAAAACAGCGGTCAGGCTGTCGTCCACCCCCTTGTTGACCACCGGGAACACCACACGATCAAACATGGTTCCAGCCGAGGCTGCATTGAACACACCTGCCTCGGTCAATGCGCCTGTAGCGTCGCCCGCCGCATAGCTGGCCGTGAAGGTGAACACCTTGGTGCCTGCCGTGTGGGCGTAGGTCGAGGCGTTGCGCTTGATCTCTGTGACAAGAGCGGTCTGAGTCGAGGCCGCAGCAGTCGTGCCCGTCCCCACCGCAATCCAGCCCATCACACCGGGGCGACTACCAGAGTTGCCAATCGCATCGGCCACGAAGTCAAAGCCGCCGTTGACGATGATGTTGTCTTTGTGGACCACTTCGACCTCGCCACTTGGCTTGGCCAGCACAAGCGTGAGCGAGCCCTTGATTTGCATGCCTTCATCCATCATGAGATTTCTCCAAAAAAATAGGCGTTGCCCCAATGGGTGCAACGCCTGTGCTTAAGTTGATTGATTTGTATGAACTGATCTAGTCAGTACAGCTTGAGGGATGAATACCCTGAAGTAGGTGCCAGTGGCTTACTTGCGCTTTGAACTTCCCCTCCCATTTTTCCAACAAATAGCCTGCGCTCTGTTGCCGTCTGACACACGCCGATGCAGATGCGATCGGCCACGTTAACGAAGTAAGGCACCACCACCCGGTTAAAGAGTTGGTCCTCCAGAAAGAACGCTCCTGCCACCGAGTCATAGCCGACCAGGAGGCTCACACCGGAACCCGTGGCCGCCCACATAACCGATGTGGTTATCTGATTTGGGATGAACCAGAAGCTCACATGAAAGACACCCGGAATGCTGACCCCCCAGGACACCTTGGTTGTGTCCTTGACCAGCACACCACTGCCGTAGCGCCCATCTCCATATCCCACGCCAACGGCTTCAGAGCCAACGGGGTTTCCGTAGCCGCTGAGCACACCATTGAGTCGCCAGCCGTAAAGCTCTCCTGCTTGCAGCGCATCCTCACGGGCCATCTGAAACCTCGCTTCGATGCTTTTGAGTGCCCCGTCATAGGTCCATTGCCGCTTAGCAGCCGAGCTGATCCAGGCGTAATTGGCTGAGGTCCAGGTCTCGCGGTCGTCCAGTGTTGCCCCGATGCTGGCCAGCAAGGTGTTCTGCGCACGGTAGCTGGTGGGTAGGTTTACCTCAAACAGGTACTCTGACTGGGTCACCCCGCTGTCCATGCGCAGCACATCCAGGCTGTTGACCGATTCGACCGAGGCGAAATGCTTCACGCCGGGGAATCGGGTCGCCTGAGCATCCACTGTCACCAGCAGATTGGCGTTCTGGGGCTGCGCCACCACTGTTGAGACGAAGGTGGCATCTTCCGAGTAAATGCCGGGCGATGCGATCGCCTTGATCCAGAACTTGCGCTCCCCATCAAAGCCCGAGGGCAGCGTGAAACTGCTGGACTTGACCTCGGCAATGAAGATCGAGGTGTCCCAGGCACCCCCTTCCCGCAACTCATAAGCCACGACCTCCGGCTCGGGATTTGGCAGCCAACGAAACTCCAGCCGGTTGGCTGACTGCACCACATCGAATTGCCGCACCGATGAGGGAGCGAGCAAAGTGAGCTGGAAGGTGGTGACGTGTTGGCTGTACTTTCCGGAGGTGTCAAAAGCACGGATGTGATAGTTGTACTGACCCGACTCGCTTTGGTCATGCACCAGCTGCGTGCCCGCTGTCTGCCCGACCATCACACCCGAATCCCACCCTGTGCCGACCCGTACCTCATACCCCGAGAGGTCTGCATCGGTATTGGCACTCCAGCTCAGGAGCAGATCGGTCGTTCGGCGCAACACCACAAAGTCCTGCACATCGTCAGGCGGCTGGAGCTTGCCCAGAATGCTTTGGCTCAGGCTTGCGGAATTGCCCAGCTTGCCCGACACCCCCACAGCTCGAACCGTGAAGACGTAGTCACCGGCCTCAGCGTTTCGGATCTCCAGATAGGTGCTGGAGACTTTGGACAGCGTGACGGTGTTGCCGCCGTTGACGCGGTAGGTGACCTGGTACTCCAGTGCCCCAAAGACCTGCTCCCATCCAAGCTGGATCAGCACCAGCGCCTGATCCTTGATCCGGTAAAGACTCTCGGTCACAGTCAGCCCTGTGGGGGCTGCAGGAGTGGTCGAGAGCAACGTGATGACACGAGGCTGCAAGGCCAGGCCCTGCTCGATGGCTGCGTACTTGCTGGGTTTGTGCGCCAGTGCCGTGATTTCGTGGATACCAGGTTCGCTTTCAGCGACTTGCACCACCCGAAAGAGCTGAGCTTCTACCAGCGTGGAAGACAGCACCCAAATCGCGCCCACTAGGGGGGCCATCGAAAACGCGCTGGTCACACCCACAGTCCGGCCGGACAGCGAGCCCACTTGCCGCTCTTCAACGAAGCCCGAGGGCAGCACAACAGAAATCCGCCACGAACCGGCGGGCAGGTCTTGATCGAGCGTGACGCTGACGGTTGTGGCCGCAGCAATGCGCCCACCCAGTCGCATGCCACCCCGGCTGGCATCGGCCACCTTGATGACATCACCAGGCCGAACCACCGCACCCTCGAGTCCGGTGCGGAAAGTGATGATCTCCGACTCGGACTGCTCGGAATACAGCAGCCATTTGCCAACCCGGTTGGCTTGACCACGCGAGGTGCACCCCATGGCCACCACATCGGCCTGCACTACTCCGTAACGGGCAATGCCTTCGAGGTCCTCGACGTATTCCACCTTCTGGCGGTAGAAATCGTCCGGATCCACCCAGCTGACCAGCGCCACCGTGTGCCGGGCCTTGGCAGATGACCCCTGATAGGCGAACTCGCCATCGACGACATTGGCTGCGGTGAACTGGTAGACCGGATCCTGCGGCGCATCCTGCGTGACCGTGATGGCACCACCCGACCAGTAGGCCATGCCCCGGAACACCGAGGCCATGTCCTGCACCACCTTGTAGGCCTGCTCCCGGGTCTGCAGGTACAGGTTGCAGGTAAAGCGTGGCTCATAGCCACCCAGCCCGTTGGGCACCAATTCGTCACAGTACTTGGCCACACGGTACAGCGCCCACTTGTCGACCTGCGACTCAGGCGTGTAGTTGCCAAGACCGTAGCGGGTATTGGTCACCAGGTCATAGAAGCACCAGGCCGGGTTGTCCGTCCAGGCGACCTTGAAGCTGCCATCCCAGACACCGGCATAGGAGCGGGTCTCAGGGAAGTAGTTCGACGGGATGCGTACCCGAAGGAGCTTCAAGTCATAGCTGCGCCTGGGAATCGAGGTGAATTGCGAGGCGTCGACCCGCAAGGCCATCAGCGCGCTGTTGGGATAGCGCAGCTTGCTCTCGATCACCTCGGTGTAGGACTCGAGGAAGGTCTTGTTTTGCAGGCTGGTTTGCGTCGAGTCTGCCGTGATGCGACGCAGGCGCACGTCCCAAGGACCAGTCCCGAACAAGGGGACGTAGTAACTGCGCTGGTAGCGTGATGAAGTTTTTCCTGAAACCGTGTCCTGCAGGATCTGCACATACCCGGCTCCCCGGGCCTGCAGGTCGATCGCATAGGTGACCGAGGTACCGTTCAAGTCACCATTGGTCGTGTCCTGCAGCGTCAGCGTCGGGATGCTGACCTTGATGCGCACAGCGTCCACGTCCGGGTCAGTGATGGAGCGCACCACGGGCTGGCCGAATTTGCATTCCACCCCGACCGAGACCTCGTTTTCCACAGAGGAAAAACCAGGGATGTAGCTTTGCTGCTGGGTGCCTGTGCGCGCCTCCAGCGTCACCCCGGTGAAGTTGTATGAGCCATCCGAATTCTGGATGGGTGTGTCGTCCAAGTAGACGGATTTCAGGCCAGCGGCCAAGCCCTCAATCTCGCCCTCGCAGACGAGGTCGACGACCCGGGCATAAGCCTTGGAGCGCAGGCTGTCGGGCGCTTCCTGGGCTACGCGAGCACTGCCACCCCCACCTTTTCCACCACCTGCGCCAATGATCAGAGAAGTGATCTGGGTGCTCATACAGGGATCTCATCCACATCAATGCCTGCGCTGATCACGGCAGACCCCACAATCAGCCGCCCATAACCCACAGGCACGGGATGCCCTTGGGCCGTGGTGTTCACAGCGCCGTTGAAAACGTAGCTCGGCTGGTTTTCTGGTCGCTCGGAAGGGTCAGAAGACTTGGCCGTCGGAGCAATCATCTGTGCCACGCCTCCCAAAATCATGGAAGTTCCCACCGAATAGAGCGTGGCCTGCGAGAGAAACGAACCCGCAGCAGCCCAGCCCATCGGGTTCCACCAGGACACAGCGATCAGAGCCGCCCCCAACAGGATCTGGCCCAGGCCATTGCCCCCTGCACCCGAGATCACGGGTGCGATCGTGATGTGCTGCTGCCCTGTGGGCTCATGCAGCCGCTCAAGATTCAAGGCGACCCGCCCGGCCAGCACCCGGTAGCCCACACCTCGCTCACCTGAAGCCACGAGCTCTCGCTCAAAGGTGGGAAAGTTCGCGCACAGGGCACGCACCGCTTCCGCAGCAGTGGCCACAGCCATCTTGTGCCTGCGCCCGAAGCGCTTGCCCAGCTCGCCGAGAAGGATGATGGTGGTCATGGAGGTTGGGTTATTGCTGTGCAATATCGCAAGATGTGCGTCGTGATTTTTTGCCAGTAGCCGCCATACACATCCCGGCTGGAAAGCCTGCCCTGCAGGTGATGCAGGATCAGGCCATCGCCCAGGTAGATGGCGGCATGGTTGGGAACGGGGGAAGCCACCTGCATCAGGAGCACATCACCAACTTCCATGTCTTGGGATTGAACGGCTCTCAGCGCCTCAAAACCTGCCGAGCCGAAGTTGTCGAGGTACAGGCTCTGGCCGCGCTTCCACCACTCGTCAAAGCGGTCAAAGTTCGGCAGGTCAATGCC